CTCATCTTCTGTATAATGCCACGTCTTAATTCGCCAATGGTCGTCTTTACGTCGTATTTCTAAATTGACCCACGCGTTATCGTAAGCCCAATTTCCTGCATTGTCATACCATTCCCAACGGTCGCCGTATTCGTTAAATAAAATGAAATGCGCGCGTACAAACGTTTTATTGTTCTTAGCATCTAATAAGCCAATAGCCGCGAATATGTTGCCTCTTTCGTCATATAAGAACACATAGCCCTTGCCGACACCTTCACGTCTTGACCACATTTTTAATTCAACACGTACATTAAAGTTATCTACTGAACGTGGTAAAGAACGTTTCATCGTTGGACCATGCCAACCTGCTGTTGCTCTTTCGCCATAATCGTCTGGCATTATTGCGTATGCAATGCCTGCTGATCCTGTCGCAAGTCTGAATTTACCACTAGCTGTACCACTAGCATCACTTGCTTGTACGATCGTCCCGTCGGCTACATATTGCCAACCGGCTACATTATCAAAAGATGTATAGAACAATCTAGGGTTTTTATTAATAGACTTTTTAAATGCGTCCATTGATTGACCAATCATAAAATAATCTTCATCGTTCTTAGATATTAGAAAACTTGTACTATCTTTCAATGCTCTTGCTTGGATAATAGGATATGTTGGTGCTGTACCTGCGTTTTGTAATGAAATAGAATCGCTAATTGCTGTGTTCTTGTATTGTTTCACTGAATACTTATACGGGTCTAAACAAATGAATGTTACTTTTAAAGAAGAAAAGCCGACAAAATCTGTCGGCTCAATTGCACCTGTAAGCATACCGTAGTATAACTTGTTAGGCTCTCGCGCAAAGTTTATAGGCTTTGGCTCGTCCGTTACTAACCACGCGTTTATGTCGTCTATGACTTCCTCACGCGTAAATGGACTTTCTCTATAATTTACGTCAAATTCTACTTCTATTGTTCTAGGTTTGACACTTATGTCATCAAGCAAACTTTCTGCTCTACCTTTAACCTCTTTAACTTCAACATCGCGTTCTTGTGACCAATGCGAAGTATAATCTTTATAAGCAACATAACTCTTTTGTATACCGTTAAAAGTGAAGTTGTTAATCATTAATAAGCAACTCCTTTACGTCCTTTGAATTTTTGCTTGATGTTATCTTGTTTATTGTTAGCTTGTTGTACATACGGTGCAACAACTTCGCCGACTTTTTTACCGTTCATATCAATACGACCGCCATTACTTGCTGTTGCTCTTGTATGTTGTTCGATCAATTCGGTAGTTTCATTGCTTTCTTCGTGTAATGCGATTAAGCGACGTAATAATTCCGGTTCCTCGTTAAAGTTAAGCAATTCACCTGTGCGATCATGAATAGCTTTAGACTTAACTTTATTAGCCGGATCGTGTGAGATAATGCTTTCACTAAAGCCACCTTCTGCAAGCCATGCTAATTGAGGGAAATTTGCAAAGCCTCCGCTTTCGTATGCTCTATCCGCCGAACGTTTAAATGCACCATTAAAACCGTAGTGAGGGGTATATCTTTTGTTGATATAATTCAATACGGCTACGGCTTGGTCAACTGGATTTTTGTAATTTCCGTGACCTTTAGTTTTGAAAGCATCGAATGTCGTTTTAATAATTTGGAACATACCGCGACTTGGGTTTCCTGCTTGTGCGTTTACGTCCCAATTGTTTACTGCGTTAACATCGAAGTTACTTTCACGCTTAGCAAGGCGCATCATTTGTTCTGTAACGTAAGAACTCTTGAACTTACCGCCCATGATTGCTTGCGCGCGTTTGATAATCTTACGAGCTGCTGCGCTACCACTTCCGAAATTACCTCCACCAGAGCCTGCCATGAATTTCTCTGGGTCGATTGTGTTGCGGTTTGTAATATCGGCTGAACGTCCTTTCTCAACTTGGTAATGCAAGTGAGGTCCTGTAGTCCAAGCACCACTGTTACCAGTCTTCGCGAATTTATCGCCTTGTTTAACTTTACCTGTCTTCAATATGCTAGAAAGATGCATAAAAAATTGAGTGAACTTACCACTTAACAACTTAGCTACTAAACCACCACCGTGATTGTGTAACTTAGATACTGTACCGCCTGTTGGGGCCGTTAAAGTCGTACCTACTGGCGTTGCGTAGTCAATACCGTAATGTCGGCCACCGTTAAATCCATATCCAGCTACGGCTTTGTTAGGACTGTATGGCGTTGTAATTGCATACTTCGTGAATGAACTTCCGTCTGCGCCGCCACCGCCGTCTTCTAACCAACCGCTGAATAATTCTTTAACGCCGTTTTGCAGTTTCTTATAAGCTGCCTTAACTAATCCGCCTAATATACCGCCTTTGGCAAAGTCGAAGTTAACACCGAATTTATCCATAACTTTGCTAACTAATTTTTTAGGATTAGTTGCGAAATCAAAGATATCTTTACCAAACGCCATTGTATCTTCTACGCCACTTTTAACCGCTGCTTTGACGTCCCCTGCTTTTTTCTCTGTTGTTTCTTTTAGTGCTTTAGCACCTGCTGCAACTTCTTTTTTCTTTTTCTCTGCACCTAGACCGAATGAAACAACGCCTTTAGTGAATTTGTCCTGTAACGAGCCGTCAGCGAAGCGAGGTAATGTTCCGGTACTAAATCTAGGCATAGGCGCGTTTTGTTCCCTCAACGCGTTGTATGTGGCTGTGCCATTGTGTACGCGTGAATTCGCCGGTAAAATGACTTCTGTATCTTTGCTTGGTGTTAAGGCAAACTTGCCATTAGGGTATTCGATTAATTCATTTCTAAAGCCATTAGGACCATTACCTCGTCCTCTGTCGCCTACAATTGCACGCGTCGGCTGTTTAAGTCTGCCGTCTGGTGTCGTTTTAACTTTGCGATTGATTGTTTCGGTATGCGTTGTACCTGTTGAGAACTTAAATGTCGGTAATTTATCCATACCGATTTTAGTTGCAACCCAGTTAACACCGTCTATCAGCTTGTTTAAACCTTTCTTGACTTTATTTACCATACTATCAATGTGTGATTTAATCTTACCGATAATACCTTTCAATCCGTCGCGCATAGTTCTAAACGTATTACCAACTTTAGACCATAAACCTTTAGCAATTCCGGACACTGTGGACGAAATTGTTTTCCATGTCTTAATCAGTGAGTTCTTAACACTGTTAAAGATTTGAGAAGTACCACGTTGTAATTCTCGGAACTTTTTACGTACACCATTCCATATTTCGCGTGCTTTTATAATGATGTAATTTTTTAAATAATACCAAGTTTTTGAAAGGAATTTTTTAACATTTGTGAATATTGATCTAATAGTTTTGTACAAACCATTAAATTTACTTTTTAGATTATTCCATAAAACTTGTGCTGTTTTAACAATTGTATTTTTTAAACTCGTCCATACTTTACGACTAAATTTACTTACATTAGTAAAAATTGAACGGATAGATTTATACAATCCATTAAACTTATTGCGTACATTCGTCCATATAGACGTCGCTGTTTTAACTACGTAATTTTTAATACTCGTCCAAATTTTAACAAAGAAGTTTTTAATTTTTGTGAACGTTGTCGTAATAAAGCTACGTAATTTACTGAAGGTACGTCTTACACCAAGTCCATATGCTAATACAAGTTTTAATACTGCAATCTTAATCGTCGTCCACACATTTACAGTAAAATTCTTTATGCCATTGAGTATTTTTGAAATAAAGTTTTTAATGCCCGTAAAACTGCGTCTTATACCTGCCACAAGTACACCTATAATTTTAAGTGCTATTGCTTTTATATAAGTCCAACCATGCTTGTTCACGTTCTTAACGAATGTGATAACTGCGTTTACGATTGTTTTAATGATTGTGAATTGCAATTTAATATACGCCGCGAATGCACGAAGTATTGGATTAGAACTACTCGCCATTTTGCGCCATAAACTAATCGCTGTAACAACAGCCCACCTAATTGCTGTCACAACGCCGTTCTTAATCGCATTGGCTACGCCTAACACGACATTTTTAATTGCATTCCATACGGCGAATGTTGCTGTTTTAATGCCATTCCAAACACTAATTACTGCCGATTTCATACCGCCTTTTCTGAATAGTCCAGTTATACCATTCCAGACACCAGATACAACCCACTTGATTGCGTTCCAAACAGCCATAGTACCTGTTTTGATTGCGTTCCATATATTTAAAATATATGGTTTCAAGAAGCCAAATACTCTGATACCAGCTGCTTTAATCGCATTCCAAGCGTTAATAAGGGAATTTCGGAATGTTGAATTTGTTTTCCATAAATGAATGATGATTGCAACCAATGCTGTAATACCCATGATGATCAGACCGACAGGTCCAGTCATAAATCTAATTGCTAAACCTAATGCTCTTGCTGTTCCTGCTGCTATTTTACTTACAATAGTCCACGCTTTAGTTGCTAAGATATTTGCTTTCATCGTTTTAAGATTGAGCATTGTTGCTAGTGCAAATGCGCGCATACGTGTAGTTAATAACGTCCATATACCACTCGCTACTCTATTAACACCATTTTGAATTGTAATAAACATAGTTAGCATTTTAGCTTTAGCACCGGCTATTATTTGTGAAGCTGCAAAGGCTTTTATCTTACTTGTAACTACAGTCCATAGACCTCTTGCAAGTCCAAGAATACCGTTTTGTTTTAATGTTGCACCATTAAATATTTTAGTTGCCAACGTTGCTGTCGCTTGTTTTCCGGCTAATAACGCAAACACACTTGCCAATCTAGCAAGTGGCGTCCATAATAGCGCTATTGCTATAACAGCTAATTTAAATGCGCCGGCTAATGATACAACCGACATTAAAACTTTACTTAACATAGGGTGCGTTTTCATCATCGACGCAGTCCAACCTGTGAACTTTGTGATCATTTCTAATACCCATGATCCAATTGGTGCTGACGCTTTAACAAATTGAACAAACATATCAACGATATTACCGATCAACTGACCAACAACCGGTGCATTATCTCTTGTGTACTTAACAAAGGCTTTAAAACCTTCTGTTTTGTTTAAGTTTTGAGCCCATTTATTAAAGTTAATCATCATCTTCTCTAAGCCTTTCATAGCCCATGATGTCTGACCACTAAACGCTTTAAATAGATGTATGATACCCATAAATGTGTTGCCGAATATGCTGCCTAAAATAGGTAAATTCTGTTTAGTAAATTCAATAAAGTCTTTAATACCATTTTGTGTACCTACACTATTTGCCCACTTATCAAAGTCTTTAGACATGTTTTCCATGCCCTGTGCAAACCATGTGAACAATGATCCAAAACTTACGAATATACGTGTTAGACCGTTACCAAAATGACCGGCTGCATTTAAAATATTCTGGAATATCTTAACGCCTCTTGTATTCAACAATTCAAATGCTGCTTTTGCATTGTTAGATGTCTTGACCCATTTAAGCATTCTACTGCTTGCTACTTCTATTTGTTTTGCTGTTTTAGTAATAAATGGTGACAATCTATTTAATGCTACAATTGCCATATTCATACCATTAGTCATAGTATTAAATATTTGTGCTTGATTGCCTTTGACAATATCTTTCCATTTACTTTCTAAACTACTTAACGCGTCTTTATAACGTTGAACTTCTTTAGTAACTTCTATTTCTTTCTCTTTCAACATTTCAAGTGCAGTCTTTGCTTGTCCTATAAACAAACGAAAGCCGGCTTGCGCAATACCTAGTGTTCCATAAAAACCTAGCATTGCACCGCCGGCTGCACTTAAACCGGCGCCAATACCCATTACAGAAGTAGTAGCAACACCGGCAATTGGTATGATCGCTGATAAACTAGATAAGATACCGCCTTTAATAGCGCTACCTGCTATTTCACCAACGTTTCTAAATGCTGTACCTAAACGATTTACAGTATTAACAAAACGCGTCCAATCACTGTGCATTGTCTTATAGACACGTTTAGAATTGTTACCCATAAAGTTAAATGCTTTTGTTGATCGTCTGACCACACCATTCATGTTATTAAAATGATTGGTCATGACCGTTGTTTCACGTCTAACTTTGGCAAATTCTTTTGTTGCACTACGGGACATACCGACAAAACTAATACCGTTCACACTTTTGTTTAGGTCTTGTGTTGTTTCTTTTGATACTTTGCCAAATACTCTCATTTCATGTTCAGCTTTACTCAACGCGTCTTTTACTTCCCAAACGCTTTTTGAATATTGCTTAAACTGTCCTTTAGACATTGTTTTTTGCATTTTATACAGTTAATATTCCGTTTTATCAACTGTATCTTTAACTTTTTTAAAAGATTTACCAACTGCTTGCA